TAAGTGTCGCAGACTTGTATTATAAGATCTTATGCCTAAGAAAAGAAGAAAATTAAACGTCACTACTACAGCTCCCGTATTACCTTTTCCTAAAGTCCGAGTGGAGTGGATTGATATCTTAAGTGATTCCGGCTGGGCCAGCGATAAAGAATTTGATAAAATGAAATTAAGTTTCCCTGTTAATGAGGGCTGGTTGTATAACAGAGATAGATATGCAATTAAATTATTTGCTTCTTATGACAAGGATGAGGATGGAACTTTTACTTTTGGGGACCGGACGATGATTCCGACGTCTGTTGTGAAGAAGATCCAGAAGATTCAATAGCTTCCAATGCTTCACCTTCAACAGTCTTCGCGTTTAATAGAGGCTCGTAATCAGATAGGATTTGTTTCATTTTTGCTTCTAGCTCCTCTTCTGACATGTCTTCTAGTTTACCTGTTTTTATTATTTTGCGGTCTATGTATAATCCTGCTGCCTTTCCACGGTTTGTTTCTGCGTTTACAGCAGAAGAAAAAGAACCTTTCTTTAGAGCCAACTCCTTAATACGTGCAAGTTCTGCTACGTGTGTTTCATAATTAACTTCAAACTTCTTAAGTCTTTCTTCTTTTAGCTTACCTATATAGGTTGCAACTAATGGAGATAGTCTTGGGTTCATTAGTTCTGATCCTTCCTGTCTTGCTCTCTTCTCAGAATAGCCAGCTAGTTTAGCTGCCTCTCCCTGTGAGACTGGTCCATCAGGTCCACCGAATACTATAAATTCGGCAAATCTCTTTTGCATTTCAGTCAGTCTTTTTGGAACTCCCATGTTTTCTTCCTATACTATACCCGATGATAAGGCTGCATGCCATTACCACGAGGATGGCTGTTAGATGCCATATTATAAAATTCATATTTGACAATTTAAGGTAACTATCCTATAAAGTCAATATGAAAGATGAAACTAAAGATGATAATGGCAACAAAAGAATTATAGAAGAGTTATCTACTAAGATAGTGAAGTTAGGGAAAACTAATTTATCTTTACAAGCTAAGGTCAAGGAGTTGGAAGGTACTTTAGGAGGCGCTCAAGATATAAATGACAATCATCAAAGACATAATGGAAAACTTCAAATAAGATTGACAGAGATTGAAGAAGATAATAAGAAGCTGGCAAAACAAATTTCAGATTTAACTAGCAACCGAAGGTATCACGAAGGATTTTAATGTTTGTAAAACATCTACAAGAATTTTTAGGCAAGTTCACAATGGGACAAACTAAGTATCAAGGTAATGCAATTAGTCAGGCAACAATATATGTGGAGAGGGACGGTTATCTTGAAGAGATTAAAAGAATGGAAGTGCACGAGCATATGATTATAGGTCAACCTTCATTAAGGTTGGTATTAAGAACTCAAAAAGAGAAGAAACTACAGATACCAGATAAACTAAGATCGACTCATTACGACGTGAAATGAGTGAGAATGTACCCTTAAAAAATAGATGGGCCCAGAGGCTAAATTATATAAAAAACTTCGTAAAGTTTCTAAAGATATTTCATGGATTAGGATTGAAAACCTTAGCTCTCTCGGGACTCCTGATCTATTGGGCTATAATGATTCTGGTCACTTTTTCACAGTAGAATTAAAAGTTACAAAAGGAAATAAAGTTCGATTTTCACCACACCAAATTGCATTCCATAAGACACATCCGAAAAATACATTTATCTTAGTCGAGGCCCTTGGTCCAAGGTCCTCGAAACTTGTTCAATACTTCTTGGTCCCTGGATCAAGGATCGATGAGCTTGTAGCTTGTGGCTTGAGGCCTAAGCTTGATGCTTGCTGCTTGACGCTTGATGCTTGCTGCTTGAGATTTCAGAACCTGAACTAGGTTCTGGTTTAGCTTGAGGCTTGTTGCTTGTTATTTCAAAAGCGCTCTTAGGGATAAGCTTGGGGGTTATCCGGACCCTGTTAGCTGCTCTTAGTTTTTTATAATATTTTGGGTGTTTGAATTCCATTAGTGTTTGCCGTAACTTACATTAGAAATAGATTTTGTCCAGCATGCTCTGCATTCTTTGCACTTGCCGCCTTGAGATGGTGCCGGGCAGCTGGCGCTCTTCGTGACCACTGTCGACGTGTTAGGCCAACAGCTGGGCTGCGGTCCGTCGATCTTGGATCCGGACAATCTTATGACGAGATTGTCCGGAACTTCACTAGGAGCTACAGCCAGCAGGTATTGACGCTCTTGAGTCGGGAGCCAGTGTCTGGTCCCGGGCGTCAATCTACAGACTTCAAAAATTTTGCGTAAGTGCTCGACAGACTGAAGGTCACCGGCATCGTGCCACCTGAACCATTTCTGCCTTTTAATTTGTGCAACCATTGCCGTGGTCCATGAGTCACGGGCCAGGCTGTCCAGTCTATAGTACTGAGCTTTTTTAATAGCTGGATATCTTATATAATTTCCTTTGAGTGCATAACATCCGAAGCATGGCGTTCCGGGAACCTTGCGCAGCTTGGCACCTGTTTTACATGCCCAGGCTGGGAGGCTGTAAGATAGGCCCGGCATCTTAGACGTGCGGGTCATGGACCCTGTAATTTTAATTGCTTCTTTAACCAACATAAGAAATTTTTGTTAGTTCCATTTTTGAGTCTCCGTGCAGCTGGTCGCTGTGGTTCAGGATCTTGTCCACTGCTTCACGTACTGGTGTGTCGCTGTGCCCGTGACTGTCTAGGTATCGGATCACGTCAACAAGGACGTCGTGTTGTTTTTCTAATAGTTCAATTGTTTTTTTCATAATTTCCTACTTTCTAAATCCTTTATAGTCCCTGAATCAAGATCTGTCAAGCTTGAAGCTTGCCGCTTGTTGCTTGCCGCTTGTTGCTTGGTGCTTGCAGCTTGAAGCTTGAATAAAACCGCAGCATCTTTTTTTTTGATCAACCGGTCCTGAATAGTTCGGAAGAACTTCTCGCACTTGCGCAGGTACGCCCGCGGCAGCTGTTCATGCGGCCGCAGGAAATAATGTGTTAAGTCGTTGTGTTTAATTCTCTTCATAGGTTACCAGCTTCTATGTCTTCAATTGTTGCTTTAGGATTCAGGGCCAACTCAATCTTTTCTTTTAAGTTGGCGCTGTCTTCCTGGACGCCTTCTGGTGGTGCTTCATCTATATTAGAATCTAACCACCTGATCACCATCTCAATGATTGCTTTTTCTTTACTCATCATTCTTCTTCTCACGTGGTTCCATATCTTTCTTCACCAGCCTCAGGATCTCCTCCAAAGCGTTCCTTATACCACGCAGCTCTGTTACTTCTCCTGTTCTGTAGTTGGTAGTTTTCTCTACAGCGTCTGCTATTCTTTTTAAATTATCATTTGCTATATACAAATGACCGTTTGTTTCTTTGTCCATATTATTCCTTTCTAAACTCATCCTATCATCTCCAGGACCAGCTGTCAAGCTTGGCGCTTGCTGCTTGAAGCTTTCGGCCAATTTCCCTCAAATACCCGGGCCTTAAAAAATCTCGCTTGCCTGGGACTAATTGATTTATCTTTCTTAATTAAAGTACATAGTTCATAATATTTTGTCCGCAGCTTATAAACATCATCATATAGTGATTTGTTTTCAGCTACTTTCATTAAAATAGCATTTATCATTTCACCAAGTTTATTCACCTTTGCTTTGCATTTAGTATCCATATTTTCCTTTCTTGACCAGTTGTTGTCCCGTGCAGGCGGACTACGCATTCTAGCTTTGTAGCCATCGTGTTTATCGATCGCGACCTGAACTATAGTGGGTTAAATCCCACAGCTACAACATCTGATCCCAGATCCAACAGCGTCTCTCTTCCTATTTCTAGTAGCAGGTTCCGTAGAACCTAGACTATTGGATCAGGGATCAGTTGTCTTATGGCAAACAAGCTTTCACTTGGCTGGACATTCCAACGCCATTTCCAACACAACTGATCCCAGATCCATTGCGATAGGTCTAATCTAGAATACTACGACGTCACAATGGATCAGGGATCAGTTCTGGTTCATGACACGAAGACGGTATAAATACGGTTTGACGTACCACAACCAGAAGT